GGATGTAATCCCCAGCCTTAAAAGCGATAGTGCCATCTGAAGCGGTAATGGAAATATCTACAGTATCGTCACCGACCGACAGAGCGGTAGCTGTAGTGACGGAACCAGTTGCCGCCCCTTGGATTACCTTTGCATCAGGATCACCTATTAAAAACGTCCCTTTGCGCCCGTGCAGCTTCATGAAGAAGGACTGCCACTGAACAACATCTGATCGCAACATTGGAGGAAGAGTGAATGTTCCCTGCCAAAGAGCTTTACTGTATTCGAAGGTGTCTTGTTCGCCTGTAAATGGGCTCTCAGTAACCGCAACTTGGCGCATCAGCTTCCAAGAGGATTGAGTAAATCCAACATTAGTGGGTATTGAGAGGGGATATGTGTAAGTTGCCATTATCCAAACGCCTTCGAGAATTTGCCGCCACGATTTTGACCATCAATAACAGCATTGAGTGTATCTTGTTTGATAACTGGTAACAGGTTCAGCATTTCAGCGCGAACAGTTTGTGAAACTCCTGCGCTGACATTTATTACCTGATTAACAACAGTGCCGCCGCCGCCCATGCCTTTAGTGTTACTGTTGTTCATAACAGTCCCGGCGGATGAAGGAACGAAAAGCTCTGGGCCGCGCTCACCAACTAGATATGGCTGTCCATTATTGACCGATCCACCGGAGGCTCTTCCAAACAATCTACCTTGAGGGAGTGGATTAAATCCGGGGACACCGCCAAATATTGCGTTCATCATTTGATTAATTACGAATAACTCAATAGCCTTTGCCAGCATCATTTTGACAAAGCCGCTAAATATGTTCTTCAAACCATCAAGGTTCATTTTGCCAGACATAAGCATATCTGCAAAGCTATCAGACAAACTTGCAGACATATTTGAAATAGCAGAATTCAAACTTGAAATAATTGGATTTTGCTCCAAAATCTTTTGACCCAAGGAGGCCAATGCTTCCTCTGCTCTCTCCCTAGCTGGACCAGAGAATTTATCCAAATTGGCGGCCAACAGATCATATTCTGCCTGTAATTTGTGAACTGGCTCAATATTTGCGTCCACTATTCCTTGAAGAGCGTTCATGGCTTTTTCGGCATCTTTCTTTCCGTTACTAAGACCACCAGCTATATCTATTTGTAGGGGCTGACTTAAAAGATCGTTAAGTCCTTCCATACCCTCGCCCATACCGTCAAAAAACTCAGAGGCGCTGTCACTTATGCCGCCAAATACTCTTGGGAATTTTTCCTCTAATTTTTTTAAAGTTTCCTCAAAACCACCTAGCTTCTCCACCGCAAAAGCCGCGCCAAGAGCCAAAAGAATTAAGGGGTTTTTTCGAATTATGGCACCTAAAGACTTAAAGACGTTTCTGTTTATCAATGCTACTCTGGCCAAACTTTGCATTTGACGTACAGTATTGAAAATAGTCTTGCTTAATCTCAATGCGATATAAGCAGCTGTAGCAACAGCCAATTGATCCATATAAGCTGTTACAATTCTAATTGTATAGCTGAGGAAATTGAAGCCAGCGGCTAAAACCCTACCGATCAAGACCGCAAGTGGTCTAAGCTGGTCAAGCAATGGCTTCAAAGTATTAACTAAATCTCTAAAACTGTCATTAAGGCCGCTTTCCGCCACTGTTCTTTGAAAGTTGAACCAGCTATCACCAAGCATGGAGAGAGCACCATTGGTTGTATTAGCTAGATCGTTAGTAATACCATCATATTTTCCACCCGCGCCAAAAGCCTCATTGAGCTTCTCTAAGGTTTGCTCAACGCTATATGATGTTCCAGCCTCAAAGCCAGCCATAGCACTTACGCCACGCTCCCTAAACTGATCGGCAGAATTAATGCCAGCGGTCAATGCCCTTTGAATGTTTCCAGCGGCCTCATCGAAAGAAAGACCGGATGCAGCGGCGATATTACCAGTGAGAAGCATTGCTTGGCCAAGCTGGTCAGCATTTGTTGCCACTGTAGCAAGAGGCGCGGCACCCCTTTGAATTTCCTGCAATGAAAATGGAACCTGAGAGGCATATGCAGACATTACCTGAAATGCCTTTGATCCCTCTTCTACCGATCCAAATAAAGTATTGAACCTTACGCCAAGGTTTTCAACCTCTGCACCAGTTTGGATGAAGCCCTTGACCAGACCACCAAGAGCCGCCGCACCCCCAAGCGCCGCAAGGGCTCCGCCGACCTTACGAAATGAAGATGACATTTTTGTGGTTGTTGTTTCAGTTTGATCGCCAATCCTTTTGAGATCGCGCTTTAAATCTGACATATCCGCTTCAATGCGAACCAAAAGGGTATCTACTGTGGTGGCCATTAGTCGGGATACCTTTCCATCAGGTCATTAAGTTCATCTTTATCCATTGGAGGCGAAGAACCGTTAGAATGGAACTCTGAGAAGCCTTGGACCGCGCTCATAAACTCTTCAAAAGACATTGACCAAAAATCATCTGGTCTAATTTGCATTTTTCCAAGTGCTAATTGCATCCAACTATCCCACGGAAGTTCTTCTATGCGATCTCCGCCTCCACTGCGTTTCCCTCATTTCCCCCAATGATAAACGCAATAACCTCAGCAACCGCCTTCAGGCCTTCAGCAAAACCAGCTTCCCAAATGATATTTGCTACATCTTTGTCTTTCAGGTCTTTACCACTTGAACGCAAGATTGGCGTAAGAATGGCAACCATTTCAGTTGCAGACATATCGCCCTCAGAAAGACCTTGTGCTACTTTCAAAATGCCTTTGCCGATTGCCGTTTCAATTCTCATCAATGTGTCCATCGTAATCTTTACTTTGAACTTTTGGTCCCCGATTTCCAGAACCATTTCTCCGCGCTTTGGATTTGTCATTCTTGACTTCCTTTACATCCATTAAAATAACTTCGCTGCGATCATGTAGATTTACAGCAGTTAGCACCTCAAATTGAGAGCCATCGGCCTTGAAGCTGTCTCCAACCTCAAGGCCAGAACAATAAGGAACCACGAATATAATTCCCCTCCGGTGGCTTAAATAGAAAACCCCATCAAATTCGACAGTCGCATTTATCCAAGCCATCAGTTTTGCCCCTATTATGCAGCGGTGAATGTGAAAGCGCCGCTATTCTCAAGAGTTACAGAATACGTTGCTTCACCATTATGCTCTCCTGAATACTCAAGAGAAGCCACCATGAATTTGCCTTGGTATGTACCAAAATCAGGAATGATAACTTCAAAGTTCGCAAAGTTAGCGCCGCCGAAAGCCGCCTTCAAAGTTGTCTCAGAGGCCGCATCTGTAAAAACACCAGAACCAGAAATGGAGCAAGTTTGGATGCCGCCATTTGCCAGAAGTTCTCGAACCCCTGCGCTGTCTTTGGTTGTTACGTCAACCGCTTCATCGTTCAATGTGATACCAGTTGAGCGCAAACCGCCAACTGTTGTGTATGTATCCGCACTCGCGGCGGCAGTAGCATCTGCGCCGATTTTTAATAATAGGGCTGAACCTTTTTGAGCCGCCATGATCTTACTCCTTAGTTGTCAAACACGACAGCCCGGAACCTCATAACCCCGTGCCGCGTAATACCATCAGTTTCCGCCAGCGTAGTATTAAACTCCTGTCTAATATTAACCAACGATGCACCTGTAACACTTATATCAGTATTATGTAGGTTTTCATAGACGCTTTGCATGATCTCTTTGATCTCGCGCCGCCCTCTATATCTGGACCAAGCATGGATGGTTAATGTGTGCTCAATCCCATCAAGAGTTTTAGTTCCATTGTTCGCGGCAGTTTCCTCTCCGATAACAACATATGGATATTCCGTGCCTTCTGGCACATCATCAAAAACAGGCACATTAGCTGCGTCCATTCCCCTAACGCTCCCGCTAAGAGTGGTGAATATAGCCTTTTGAAGCTCCCATGAATGTAAAGCCATTATACACCTCTTGCTTTCAATTTAGCGAACATCTGGATGATTTTCCGCCTGTTTTCCTCAAGTGCGGGTTGCATAAACGGACGAGCGGCCATCTTACTGGTTCCAAACTCAAGAGCCTCTGAATAATCAGCGCGGCTTTCCACTGAAGAACCCATTTTGTTTTGATCTATTACAACAAAAACATTGCTTGCCAAATAGCCCGTATCTGAATTTGGAGGGTTGCCGGGAGTTGAGGCCGTGTGGTTTCCGTATGTAACGCCTTGAGATTGGTGCTGTTGGATGGATTTGACCGCTGTATTCCGCACCAACTGACCGCCAAGAGCAATAATACTTTGAACCTTTGTATTATAAGCATCAGTAACCTGTTTTGATCTATTCTTTCTTGTGACCTTTGTGCGGATTGAACTCATGTAGCAACGCCTTCTACACACATAACCTCAAGATATTTATCACGGCTATCCACGTTTATTACCCGCTTGATATTGAAAACACGGGTTACAGAAGCACCGTTATTCACGAAGCTATATTGAATTCTGTTCTTGAAGGTAAAGTTGCGCCGAAAACGAATGGTGATGATGTGAGTGATAGGTTCCTGCAACTGATCGCCAAAGAGCCGCTCTCCGCCTGATTTAGCAACGATAGAGCCGTAGACGGTCGCATATGTGCTCCAAGCGGTTAGGCCATCAGAGCCGCCGCCATCGGGCGTGGTGGTCTTATGCTGAAGCTCCAACTTTTGACGCATACGGCCTACAGGCATTAGCTTATCCCCGACTTGAACATTTTATTGTAGCTATTCGCGTTAAAGCGAAGAGTGCGATATGGGTTCAGCAACGACTGAAGAACAGCGGGTTCCTTGATGTCTTTCTCATAATCACCGCGATGCTCATAGATGAAGGTCATATATTGGAGCATTGCCACGCGAATGGCCTCTGGCACATCAGTATTATTATCACCATATCCGCTAGTGAAATTAATCTCCAAACCGTTTGCAGGTCTCAAATCGGTTGGGAATGTTCCACCTGTTCGCAGGACAATCTTCGCTGGTTGAGAAATGGTGTCCACATAATAATTGGATGCGTCCCAAGTATTTTCAGTGTCATCATCATTATAATACTTAATTGAAGTAACCGATTGAACCGGGCAGACATCAAATTCAATGTAGTTTTGGTAATCAATGACATCCACACCTGTCCTCATACCCTCCCAAAGAGGGGTATCTTTTTGGCTTGCTCCATCAAGGTACATTTGCATAGAGCGACTAATCAAATGACGCCCTGTGTAGTTCTCAGCCCACTCACGAACCGCAACTATATATGACATGACCTGCGATTTATCGACATCATCATCCAAGCGAAGGTGCTCCCGCGCTTCAATAACGGTGATTGGCTCAACCGCTGGCTCCGTAACTACTCTAAGACCCGCCATTTCAACCTCACGCTAAATCATAAATTATATCAACTTGAATGAAATCAGCATTTGGGAAGGTCTCAACCGTTCCATCAATAAAGCTGACTTCAAATTCGGCTTGATAGGAACCGATAGTGTCCGTGTCGCCAATTTGCCACTCATAGCGAACCAAACCCGCATCCTCATTCACAATTGTAGCCGCAGCATCAATTTTTGCGGTTGAGCTTCTATATTGCTTCATGTGAAAGCGCACATCTGCGGCTGTTAAATCAATAACATTACCTAATGGATCAGTTAAAACAGTTTGCAGAACCGGACTGGTATCATTTCTTTTGATCGTAAAAGGCATTATGCGGCCTCATTTCTTGAGCTTGTTATAGTCATTGCATTTCTGGAGTAGTTTACATTGGAAATGGTCCTAAGACCAGCATCGAAGATAAGTGACGGAACTTCTGGTGCGCCAGTTGTAATTCCATCAGCATCAAAGCTCTCTGCCTCAAAGGCAAATGTATCATCAATTACTGGAACTCCAGTAACAAGCTCAACCACTGTAAATACGTTTGTCTCTACAAAGTCAGAGCTTGGAACGGACGGTAAGCCCGTTGTGATATTTGATCCACCGAATGTTTCATCTTCAAAGACAGGGGCGGTATCCAAAACTGGAGCCCCGGCTTCAATTGAGGAGCCGGAAACTTTGTGGTCTTGGAATATAATTACATTATCAAGCTGTGGCTGCGATCCAGTCAAATCTCCGGGCAAGATTTGATGTTCTTGATTTATGGATGCAGTTCCAAGAACCGGGGCTTCAGTAAACACTTCCGCAGTGTTGAAGGTTTCTTCCTCTGACATTGAGACAGAGCGAACATCAGGACTTCCGGTTTCTAAAGTATAACCAATGACCTTGTGATCTTGCTCAATGACACTGGTGTCAAAGATCGGCGCTTGGGAGTAAAGATCAATCCCGGCAAGGTTGTGCCCTTGACCAATGCTTGACGCATCAAGAACGGGTGGTTCAGTGGAAAGCTCCCCGGTTGCAAAGGTCTCATCTTCCGACATCGTTGCGTTTGAAACGATTGGAAGGTTAATTGTTATGTCATTACCCAAAACAATATGGGTTTGATTTATAGATGCGAAATCAGCTTGCGGTGTATCAGTAACAATATTTGCCGTTGATACTATATGATCTTGAGAAATAGATGCGCTTTCTATTTCCAAGGCACCTGTTTCAATATTTTCTGAAAGGAGCGGAGTTGTTTCAAGTATAAATGGCAATCCGAATGTGGGTGCGTCAGTTATTACATCATTCGTTGCAAAAGGATGCTCTTGATCCAAATCAGCAGATTGAACATCAGGAATTCCAGAATTAAGTTCCCCGACATTGAATGTCTCACCCTCAGACATTGTAAGGTTGCCAACCACAGGAAGCCCCGAAATTATATTGGGGGATTGAATTTTGTGATCCTGAACGCCTGTTAATACTGGCATGAAAATGTCAAAAGTTAAAATATTAACAGCATCTAAATTGTGATTTTGATCTATTTCTGTTGTAGATAGCAACGGAGCGCCAGTGTAAACATTACCAGCATTAAAGTTATTACCTTCAACTATATCAGCGTCATCTGCAAAAGCGGGGGCAGTAGTTACGCCGCTTGCAGATAGGGCTTCATTCTGCTCTATTACAGAGCTTTGTATTTCTGGGTTTGCTGAATTTAACGCATTACCCAAAAGGTTGTGATTTTGTACTAATGATGCACTGCCTATATTTGGGCTTCCTGAAATTAAATCAGGTGGGCCAAAAGCCTCTACAACATCAATATCGTCTGCAAATGCTGACGCACCTAATGGGAAAAATGACATCTACTCACCTCAGTTTTAGGCCGCGATCCTACCCCATGAAATCATATTCCAACCGCGTTCATGCGCATAGTGTACCACAACAAATAAGATGTTGCTAACGATGGTATATGCGGCGGCATCGGATGATGAACCCCCAAGGATAAACTTTGAAATCATAAATACCACAAAGAGGCTCCAAAGTCTCCATGTAACCGTCTTTGCAATACTTCGGCGTTTCATATCACAAATACCCTCACGCCACAAATTCGAATAGTTCCACAACTTCTCATGGATTAAAAAGCTAACAAGCCCGATAGTCCAACTTAGAATGACAAAACTAACGATCCAACCACCTGATTTTGCAAATAGAAGGCCAGTTAGAATAAGGCTCAACATCACAAAAAAACGATATGAAATTGTCTTTGTTATTGTTCTCAAGTTTGTGTCGCTAGACATTGGCTATATCCAATTCTTGATTTCGCAAAACTTTGCGAAGGTTTTCATCTATTTGTATCTCACGAACCTTAGATATTTTTAGTTTGGGAACGAATGACAGCTTTTCCCTAACACTATATTCATGCAAATCGCCAGTATAATATATGTGAGCATATCGCCCCTCCTCGCGACACAAGGCCAAATCGGCACCGCAATCAGTCGCGACTTTCTCTAAAACTTCTGGATAAATACGCTGATTGTTTTGTTTGAACATATTTCGCTCACGCCCCTTGATAACAAATCTATCAAGGCTTCCTTCCACCATATCCTCACTATCCCACCAATCGCCCTGTTGATCCCACTTGCACATTAATGTTGAGCGATCAGAAAACTTTATAGAAACACCATCTGGCAAATTATTTTGAGAATATGTGTTCTCCTCATTGCTTACCAAAACGGGTGGCGGAACTTCAGTTGATCCATAAACATTGAATACAGAAGATGGGCCATGTGATCTTAATTCATCAAGCATACCTTCTGGGGTAAAATCACCACCCACAGAAATTGCATCGAATGATGACAAATCAAGTTGATGCCATCCTTTATTTTTGTTCATAATTTTCCATATATTTGGGGGAAGAACCATGAAGGTAGGCCTTACCTCATGAATGTAATCAATGAATGTAAATGGATTAAACTCTTCATGAAGAACTTCACACCCAATAATGCGTTGAACATTATCCATCATTACCGCAGTGCCTATGCTCATTGGCGACATATAGTTCAATAACTTTGATTTTTTAGTGTGACCATATAGGTCTATATTTGCCTGTGACGCTTCATCCAAAAAATCTTGGCTGTGTTTAACCTGTTTTGGATGACCAGTTGTTCCGCTAGTCCAAAAGATGTGGGTTGAATGTTTTGTGTACGTTCTCATTGAAATATAATGTCCATAAACCTCTGTTATCATCGTTAATTTCAGCAGTATATGGAAGCCTCATACGCTTCCCTACTAAAAGCATAGTTTCCCAATGCCCCAATCTTTGACCATCTAAACCTTTTACAATTATGTCAGCAGATATTCTATTACAGGCGTGAGATTTTGCATATTCAATATATTCCAACCAAAACTGTCTTGAAAAAACCCAATTTTTGTTATTGTTGTATTCTCTATAAAACCCAGCCGTCTTATGCCAACGATCATTAACTACAGAAGCCACACCATACATAACTAGCTTTCCACCTCTATAAGCAGAAGTGTATTTTGTAGATTTTGCAAGATCAGGGTGATCTTTATTATATTGCTGAAATATATCTTCCCAGTATGCAACTAAATTAGAAGGCTTGCCTCCCAATTCAACTGGAACTGCTTCAGACATCGCTTGATAACTATCAGCCAAAACATATAATAATTTTTCAAAATCGGGCTCTTCTTCCCTACAGAACGAGTAATCCATTATTGATAAAATTTTCTCCATCTCTCGTCACCCATCAGCCACCACGTTCCATTGTTATCGGGAACGCATTTCCCCCGCAGTTCTTGCTGAACACTAGCAGCATAATATGTGTCATCAAAATGTGTCCATCCACCTGTTCCCCATTCACTTCTAAAAGCCGTTCGAATAGTCGTATTAACATTTCCTGTCTGTTGTATGAAGCCAGCGCTAACTGTGGCACCTACTTGTATGCCGGTTACTGCGTAAACATTGGCATCAGCTAACGCTACATGAAAGGGATGAGCAACTCCGGTGTCTGCGGTTACATTACTGCTTATGGTTGTGACAGCGCCCGAGCTAACATTAAGTTTGAATATTTTATAATTAGGTGTGTAGACAGAATTGCCTTGATCGTAAATTTCGGCAATAAGGACAAGAAGGTCTTCAACATTAACTCTACTTCCGGTAGAACATATTAGCTTTAATAATGGGGTTCCTTGGGTTACAGTCCAAGGATAGGATGTGCCGGTATTGACAAAACCACGGTTCCATGTGGCTCCTTCATTGTTTGAGTACGCATATGTCAATTTTCTCCCATTTGAGCCAACACTATCAAGTGCTGCGCCAAAAAACCCCATGTTACTTCCGTTTGCTACGCCGGGGCCAATATTGTAAAATAAATTATATCCAGTTGGAGGTTGAAATTCTGTAATTACAGTGCCTCTCACAGCAGGGTCGCCCGTCCATTTTTGAATAGTGCGTCCGTCAGTTCCATAAGCGCTAGCACTAGACGAAGTAGAGTTTTCATTAAGAAAACTGTAACCCGTAAAACTGTAATAGTTTTGTGAATTCTTGATATAATAATCATTGCCACTTTGGTCCCAATAGGCCCAAAACCAAGCGGCTCCCTTAAATGTCTTCCACCCACTTGTAACAATACCTTTGTTACCCGCTGGCCAAGCGCAATCCCTTGGGAATACACTTCCCATGGCCTCGTCTCTGCCCTTGTTGAGATTATTTACTGCGGATACGACTGTCCAAGAGCTACCCCCATTTGTTGTATAATAAAGTGTAGCTTGCCCATGAGTTGCATATATAATATCATTTACATAATCATAAATAAAGTTACCCGGGAGCACACCATTGCCCGACCAATTACCCCCAGCGGGCTGGCTTGTATTTATACTTTGATAGTTTGGCACACCAGCGCCAGTGATAGCAGAGGCACCATAGTATTCACTGAATGAAGCCTGAGCACCTGCTCCCTTGCCGATCAAATCCCGTACCGCCTGATCGTTCAAACTGATCTGACCACTTGTGCCAAGTTCAGTGTGAAAATCATTTAGGGATATTTGACCGCTTGCTGGTAATGGCATATTACTTACCTTTCAATTCTGCGACTTCTGCTTTCAACTCTTTGACAGCCTCTACAAGCAAGCCGATAAGCTGGTCATATTGAACAGTCTTGTATTCAGTCTTATCATCTTCGCCCATCTTGAGTGGCAATGTGCTTTCAGTGATTGCGCTTGGAAGAACCTTCTCAACCTCTTGAGCAATAACACCCGCAGATTTCTTGCCATCGGTTGTATATGTGAAGGTGTAACCGTTGATCTGGTCAACCTTATCCAATGCGCTGTCAATCTTAACGATGTCAGTTTTGAGGCGTTCATCAGAGATTGATGTTGAGTAAGCAATGACGTTGCCATCAACGTGCAAGTCGCCGCTGTTATAGAGGCGCATATCTGTATTGCCATCAAGTACAAAATTAATTTGCGTACCGTCAACAGATATATAGTCGTTATTATCACGACCAATATTCCAAACCTCACCACGCAAGTCGTTTTGAACACTGAAAGTTGTGCCGCTCAGAGAAAGGCCACTGCCAGCGGAGTAGGTGGTGTTGGTGTCCGTTGTTGAATAGCGACCATCCAAATCAACAGTTACAGCACCAAGGCCGCTTCTGTTCAAAGTCAAAACACCATTACCTGTGTTCCAGCTTGCGCTTGAAAGATAATAATTGGTGTCCGTGTTTACTACCGTCTCAGTGGCGCTTGTGATGCCTGTAATGTGGCCATAGGTGTCCAAAGTGATGTCTTGGATATATGTGCGGCCTGAGTTGTTTACAGAGCCCTGAGAGGACGTATCAGTGTGGCTGAAGGTTGTCCCAGAAAGGCTCAAGCCTCCGCCAGCGGAATAGGTAGTGTTTGTATCGGTTGAGCTGATTGTTGTTTGGCCAGTGGTGTCATTGTAGCTCTTGGTAATATTTGAGCCAGCAATGATATTTGCACCAATTTGATCCTCAACAAACTCTTCAAGGTCTGTAATTTGGCTTGATGTGTGGGTATGGCTGGAAGCCGCTGCGCCCACAGCCGCCGCAGTCAGTGTTGTTGAGCCAAGACCAGTAACGTGGCCATAGGTATCTACAGTTACGTCTTGAATGACTGTTGCGCCACTATTGTTAATTGAGCTTTGAGATGATGTGTCCGTATGACTGAAAGTTGTTCCAGATAGGCTAAGTCCACCACCCGCGCTGTATGTAGTATTTGTGTCTGTAAAGGACGATGAAATTGTCCCATTGGCTGCAATCGTAATATTGGAGCCAGCGGTAAGAGCAGCGACAACATTAATCGTATCAGTTACATCCGCAGAGGCTTCAATGCCGTTTAGCTTTGTGTGATCTGCATCTGTGAAGACATTGCTGTCTGTAGCAGCCTCAACCAAGGTTCTAATTTCAGCGGCGGTTTGATCGGCTGTAGCGCCCGTCTCAATGCCATTGAGCTTTGTGTGGTCAGCGTCAGTGAATACGTTGCTATCAGTCGCACTTTCTACAAGCGCCCTGATCTCAGCCGCAGTCTGATCGGCAGTAGCTCCACTTTCGATGCCATCCAGCTTTGCACCATCAACGGATACATTACGACCATCAAAAGTGCTGTTGGTTGTGATTGCGCCAGTCATTGCGCCGCCGCTCAAAGGCAACTTGCCATCAAGGGATGTTTGGAGGCCATCTACGTTTGATATAACGTGATTATGGCTATCATCAGCTACAGTCGCAGTGATTGATACATTACCGGAGCCGTTGAACGCAGCAGAAGTGCCTGTCACATCGCCTGTAAGGCTGATTGTACGCCCTGTTGCCAAAGCCGTAGCTGTTGAGGCGTTTCCGGTTACATTGCCCGTCACATTGCCTGTCAAAGCGCCTATGAATGTTCCGGCGCGAAGTGTTCCATATTGGAATGAAGCATGGGAAGTGTTAATTGTTCCCTCTGGCTCAGGATCGTATTCGCCAGCCAAAGTCCATTGGCCAGTGGAGGCGCTATAAAAGAAGCCTGTATGAGTATATCCAGTGCCAACATTCCCAGTGTTGAAGTTAGTAAACAGACCTGTATCAACATTGGCAGGAGTAGCGGTTCCATCCCATTGGTCATCTAACGTGTGACCAGTGGTAGAACCGAAATTTACTCCAATATTGTCAGCGGAATGGATAAGCTGTTCTTCGCCAGTAATGTCAATATTGGAACCAGCTGTGGTTGCAAAGTTATCAACGGACCATTTGAATGTATCCACACCACCAGTTCCGGTGCCAACACCATCAATTTTTACATAATATGTTGTTGAAACTGTACCAGTGAAGTGGCCTGAGAAATAAGCATCATCCAAGCCTGTGCCGGTGAAGGTAGTATTACCCTGCCCAATTGTGTCTCCAGCGTTCAAATACTGGAAAGAAGCACCCAAGCTCACATTGTTTGATGATGTAGTTGTTTGGCTACCATCAATTTGAAGGTTTCCGGTGACAGTAAGGTCTCCACCGATATGGGTGTCACCTTGAACTCTGAAGCTGTTTACGGAGTGGTTTTGTTGATTTACTAGGACTTCGCCGTTGGTTGCATCAGATACAATAACCCAGCCCAAACACATTGGATAGTTTGGATATGATGGAGGGTCATTTTGCAGTGCGCCATCAGTAAGGCCAGCAAAGAAATTTGCGCCAGCGTTCAAGCCAGATGTGTCAAAGCCACTAACAAGACCTGAAACAATAACATATCCGCTTGAGGCGTCAGCTATATCGTGAGCCGCCAAGCCTTGAACATTATATTTTGTGGAGCTTGTAGCATTTGCCAAAGCGATAGTTGGCTCTCCGCCAGAGTTTCCAGACCAGTAGACCGGAGAGCCTTTGGCAATAGTTGATCCTGTATTGTTGTAAGCCCTAACGTGCTCTTCAATGCCCACTTCATGCTCAACACCGCTTATATCGCTTTGATATGAAAGGGTCTTGTGATTGGTGTCATAATAGACCCGACCTTGCTGGTGAGTTGGGTGGTCAATTGCAGTGAAGTCAATATATCCCGCAATGTCAGCATTGGCCCCAATTGAAACATCAGCCGTTGTTGTTACGCTATTGAATGTAACATCATCAGTGGTAGCTACTCCTTGATTTAAGGCCTTTACAGCGGCCTCATTTGTCAATTCGCTATCCATTACCGCGCCAGCCGCTTGCACGTTTGTGGCGTCCGTTACATCGGCGCTTGCCTCAATGCCACTGAGCTTTGTCTTTTCTGCATCAGTAAAGGCATTTGTGTCAGCATTATTTTCGTATGCAGTTTTGATTTCCGCATCGGTCTGATCGGCAGTGGCCGCAGCTTCAATGCCATCAATTTTTGTTTTATCAGCCGCAGACATGAACCCATCAGCGGAAATTGTAGCATTGGCGTGATCGTGGCTATCATCACCTACAGTTGCGGTAATATTGATATTAGCAGAGCCATCAAAAGATGCCGTACCAGTTACATCCCCGCTTAATTCAATGTTTCTGGCCGTAGCCAAGGCTGTAGCTGTATCAGCATTGCCTGTAACGGCTCCAGTCACGTTACCGCTTACATTCCCGGTCAAATCACCAGTAATATCGGTTGAAATCCCATTGGCGGTGAATGTAGCAACATCAACGCCGGATACTTGAACTTTTAGAGCCCCGGTTCCGCGCTCATTGATAATTGTATCTGTTCCATCATGGGCGATCTCAAGGTCATTATCAGTACCGACTTGGATTTTTACGTTATCCTGAAGCCCAAGATTGCCTGTCATTATATCGCCATCAAGCTGAACAAAGTCATCAGCGGCAGATGTAATAAATATATAAGCGTTACCTGAAAGATTTAATGCAGCATCAGCATTGTTACTCTCAAGAACAGTTCTTGTTAAAGATGTGCCTACAGAAGTATATACACCAGTTCCAATTTCCCAATTGTCACCATCTTCAATAACATAGCGAATTTCATCGCCGTTAACTACACCACCATCCTCAAAAGATTGAAAACCTGCTACGGCTGATCCAAGGGTTATTGCACCCGTGCCAGTTGTTGCAGTTGACATTTTGGCTCGGTTTACAAAGACCTTTTTTGCCATAGCAGGCTCTCCTAATTTTAGAAATTTACTTCAGTTCGATTATGCAGGATCAGGGATGCCAATGTCGAATGTTGCCAAAGTAAAGGTGTTGCCAGATGTAACTGACTGAGATGCAGTCAATGTACCAGTAGCCAGCAAGCGAGTGTTGCTAGTATCTACAAGGGCATAGTGAGTTGCTGTACCAGTCGCCGTAATACTTCCATCAGTAATAGCAGCTACAGTTACCTTGCGGCCACCGCCTGTCCGGTCTCCGGGCGCACCAATGGAGAGCGAAGTAGAATTTCCAAGAGTAGATGTGGAAGTTGCATCTGTGTAATCAGTTGCCTCTTGAGAAGTAACGTGAATTGCATTTGCTTCTGTGTCCAAAACGGTCAGGCCGTTGTCAAACACGCGATCATTTAAAGTAGCCATTTGTAGGCCTCCGTTTTAGTTGCACTGTGCACACAGAACATAGCACACAAAATAATCTTACTCAATCATTGTTCAAAGATCGGTCTGAAGCCTATACTTGCCGTTATTAATGGAAATATATCCGTTAGACATCCAAGCACTTCCCATAACTGGAGAAAATGTTTTATTTGGATAAATAACTTTAGCCCTATTCTCAGCCTCAATTAAGGTGTTAAATTCTTCGTACATTTTTTTCCCTTATACATAAGCAAACAAAACTCTAGCATTTCCATTTACAAGAGGGTTAGTGCTTCCCGAAAGACCATACCATTCTCCTTGATATGGATAAAATCCAGCATCTACATAGTCTATTTCCACAACCCAAGAACTGGTAGAAACTCTACGGCACCGCCAGCCATAAAGTGGATTAGCCCCACCCCTAGCAAATCCTATGCTGGGATAAACAGCAATGTACCATTGCCTCATTGAGACAGCGTTGGCCGTAGTATTTATTGTTGTAGTAGAAGTAATCTGTGCACCATATGAAACTCTATTTGTAATTTCATTACTATCCCACATACAGCTTCCACTGGTATCGAAAACCTGCATCCCATATCCACTCGCGGCACCAGCACCCGTGATTTGGTTCATCCTATCAAATATATAATAATTAATGCTGGTGCTTCTATTTGAGGTAAAATCCGAAAGGGCTAAAGTAGTATAAGCACTTGTTTGCCCGTCACTAAGGAATAACTGGAATGGCCAATAAGAAATCCATTGGCCAACATCTAATTTAAAAAATATATCCTCTGTCCCAGTAGGATCGGCAGCAGTATTTTGAACTAAATATCCATATGCGTGTTCATGTGTTGGGTAGTATGGGGCGCTACCTTGGTTCGTAGTTTGATACTGGCTCAAAGTCCCTGAACGCTTCAAAGCATATATAGGGTTTTGATCCTGAATGATTTTATGATTGTTATTGTTGTTTATTGAAATGCCATAAGCCATTAATCAAATCTCCAAAATATAACAGTCCAATTTGTAGATATTTGTGATGAAGTGATAACCGTTCCATAAGTAGTCGCTTGCCAACTAAGAGTTTTTGTATTTTCGTCCCAAGTGATCTGTGGTGGTAGCAGTCCATCATTTGTGTGAACAGATATATGAGCCAGATTATTAGCGTCAGAAAAATCATTTTCTACAAGACTGCCATTTTGAGTTGTTAGCACATAATGAGAAATATACCTTCCAACATTTATATCTGAAATGTCAGTTAAACCCTGATTTGTCCTTATTTGAACGCCATACGACATTAAGTAAGGTCTCCAATCTTAACGCGAATAACATTTGAGGCATCATAAACCAAGATTTTGCTGTCACTGATAGTAATCCGCTCACCACTCACATTATCCGTCAGTGTTCCAATGCTCAATCCAAGGGCAGAAATGCTATTGGCGCTCAATTTGTCTCCAGTGATTGTTCCAGTAACCAAGAAATTACCATCAATAAATGCGGTTTGAGCATCCCATCCAACCCCATTGAAGATATATGCAACATCCTCATTTAAGAAAACGGTGTCATTGATAAGCAACCTATCAGCCTGAGCGGGTAAGACATTGTTCGCTCCATAAGCATATTTGAATAGTTTATTGAGAACATCAGTTGTTTTTGTGCTGGGAGTTGCAGCCGCATCACCCATTCCTGAATGGTTTGCACAATAATAATAAAGATCAGGGGCGGATGCAGCTACTACTATCTGGACATAAGCCCCAGAGGAGCCCGGAGTGCCAACATATGTTACGCCAGTAGAGTATGCTACTCCACCATTGTGTGTTCCATTAGCGGTTGTTGAGAACTGAAATGGGTGATTGGAATTACTGCTATCAGATTGGTCAAACCTGTAGGTGTATCCCTCTAAAAGCTCTATTGCCGGGGTTGCAGAGCCATCCAAGAAAAACTGAAAACCTGATACTGTTACATCATAATCAATTGTGTCCCCAGAGGCCAATTCAGCCCGATACACGCCGCCACCCTTGCTTACTATGGCTTCATTGGTTGTAGCATTTACCCCCGCAGAAAAGCCGCTCTCATTGCCTGATAGGTCAACTGATTTGAGCCAGTAATATTTGGTTACTACATCGCCCAAATTAGGGCGGAAGAAATTTGAACCAGAAGACGATCCTATCCTCGTAGCTGTTCCGCTATTATTTGTGGAATTTTCGTAAATATCCACATAGCGAAGGTCAGCATCAGTTGGATTTGTCCATTCAATTGTGATCGCACCTTGGCTTCCGGTAGCACTTAATGATGTTGCAACTCCCGGAGCTGTTGTATCCCCACCTCCAGTCACGGTTGTGGCGGCGAAAGCTCCCTTATTTCCATTTACAGTGATAGCTCTAACGCGAACATCATATTGGACATTCCGCACAGGTGAAATTGTAAAGCTCAAATCACGGGTGTTTGATGTAGCATAACCAGCGTCAGCGGTTGGCTTCCATTGCACCTCATAAAAATCAACCATTGCGCTATCAACTGCATCCCAAGTGACATTGAATTCATCAACTGCCGTTCCATCGGATTGAATATTTACCACATCAGAAGCACTAAGATTTGAGATCGTAAGGCCAGCCGTTACATCTGAAAGAGTTGTGTCGTTTGCTATTATAGCTGCGTCTTCATCATCCCAAGAATAAGCCGCAGAGGACGTTTCCTTCAGTTGAAGACTAATTGTTGAACCCTCATGACCACCATTAAATGTCCATCCGACAACCTCAAATTGCTTATTGGTCCATCCATATCTGGAAATGCTTAGGTTTATTGTATCGCCAATCTCAACAGCCAATGCGGTCATATCAAATTCAGCATTTACTGAAATCTGCTCCCGAACCCTATAAAGAGCCAGCTTCGCCAATCTTTGAGCCCCGGCTGAATAAGTCGTTAAGGGAAGGTCCAAATTCATTGCGTTTTCATTACCAGCGCCGCCATCCTCAGTTAAAAACACGGATGAAGACACCATTGGGTAATCAGCAAGGATATATGCCTGATCCTTATCAGCGAATTGACCTTGAACACGATTGAACTGATCTTTGCGGCTAACCTTTGTAGAAACCCCAATCTGGCCTCTCAAGTTGCTTTCATTGAAACTAAGAACTGGGCTTGAATATGTTGCTACCTTCAACTTCCAATATCCTTGAGACCAAAACAGGCTT